AGGCAAAGATAATGAATCAAGTTATGGGTAATGTAAAAGGTATGATGCCAAATGTATTAGAAAAAGGATTACCAAAAACAACAGGTAAATCAATTCCTCTACCTAAAAAACTAGGATTGTAATTGGAAATACCTGAGATAAGTATTCCAAATATAGAAATACCACAAGTTTATATTCCTCAAGTATCTTTACCTGGATACCAACCTTTAAATGTAGAAACTATTGGATGCAAGTATTATCATCGGGATACAAAGAATACAGGTAATAGAAACTTATTAATAGATGACCCGAATGGTGTAGTTAGTAACTGTCCATATCCATCATTTATACCGATGAATTATCA